CCCTCATAAGTTTAAAAGGAACTGCCGCAACTCCATTGGCTATCTCATTAATGCATCTGTATACAATAGCATTCTCTGTATACCCATCTCTTGCTAAGTCAGCATAAGAATCTCTTGATGTTGCATTGCTGTACCCTGTTTGATGATAATTTACTGTTGATCCACCGCCATAAATCTTTTGCTCACTTGTTTTATTTAATAAGGCTTTCCAAGCATTCTTAATTCCCATTAGCTAACTCTCCATAAAGCTGTCATGCTTGATTTACTTAACTCTGTTAAACCCCACACTAGGGCATCAAGTCGATCTGGTGATTTTGACTTTTCACCTGTAAAACTACACATTTGGTCTTCTAATTTAGAAAAAACACCACAATGTGATACTCTTTTTTGTTCATATAAAGCACTTATTGGTTCTGCTCTTATAACTTTTCCCTTAGTTGCATTAACTGATTTATAAGGAATGTTTATATCAACAGTTCTTAATAATCTTTCCACCAAGTCGCCTCCATTATTAACTTCAGCTATAATCCTTGATGCATTATACTTATAATAAGCATTAACAGCAGTTTTAGCCCACGCATCAGCAGACATCTTTCCTGAAACATCATCTAATATATAATACCTATTGTCAATTCCTAAACCACATACCACAATTCCTGTTTCATCACTATTTATATTTGCAGTAACAGCAGGATCAATAGCAATAACTGTTCTTTTCATTTCTGGAATCTCATTAACTCTTAATTCTTCTATCATTGCCATTGACCACAATGCACCCTCAATATCTTCTAATATTTCTGCATATAACTCCTGTCTACCTAATCTTGTTCCTTCGTATTGTGTTTTAAATAATTCTAGAGCAGAGTCTGCAAGGTTATCTTTATTCTCAAAAGTATTACCCTGTGTAGTTACAACATCTTTTCTATCATATAATTGTTTTATTAACTTAGTTGGTCTAGGTGTGGTTGTTACTATTGTTTGTGGCTTATCACCTAATCTCATGCCAAATTGTAATTGATTCCAAGAGTCTGGATATTTCCATGCGGCTAACTCATCACACCATGCCCTATGATATTGACTACCCCTAAACCTATCTGGTTCACTTGCACTAAAGCCCATTATCTTTGAACCATTGTATAATTCTATTTCTGAAGTTGATTTATTATAACTAGAATAACCATCTTTGTAACACTCTAAAGGCATCTGACTTACAATCCCTGATACTCCTTCAAAGCAAACTCTTCTTAAATCGCCTGTAGTAGGTGCAACAACTGCCACTCTTACATTCTCATGGCTTATTGCATATAAGACAACATCTATTGCACCTGTAAGAGTTTTACCCCAACCTCTGCCTGCAAGTATAAGCCAGACATTCCAATCACCTCTAGGTTTTAATTGTTTGTTCCTAGCTGTCCTATACCAATCATTGTATAGTTGTATTGTCGCTTTCTTGCTTGTCGTAGGCAAGTTCGTCAAGTACTTCAAGAAGGTCTTGGAATCTATCTCCGATTTTAACATCTACTTTTAATCCATCCCCTGTATGCTCTGTTTCAAGTTTATCTTTCCAACCTGCTCTATTTTTTAGAAAGAATATCATGCAAGTATTATCGCCCTCTTTAGCTTTATCAAATAAAGTATTTGTAATGGTAGCAACTCCTTTATCTCTTCCCCTTTTTATAGCCTCTGAAAACTCTGGAAACTCATTCTGTTTTTCATAGAGTGTTGCCTCACCCATACCTAGTACATTTGCTATTTGATTCATTGTTAAACCTTGTGCTGATAAAGATTCTGCCTTCTTTATTACCTCTGGTGTTATCTCTTTTTTAGGTCTAGCCATTTTTAAATCTTATCCTTGTTATAGAAACTCTACTTAAAATAAACTATGTTTTGCTTTTAAGCAAATTTTTTGTTCTTTGTTTATACCAACATAAAGCCATAATAGAAGTTACTACTATCCAATTATCACTAGATTTGTTCTTACTAAAGTCTTGGCATATGTCTAAAGGGTTAGCACCTTGTTTGATTAATCTCTCTGCCTCACCTAATGCACCCTTTAAACACTCTATCTCTAATAAGGCTTTATCTTTACAATACATTGGTAACTACTATTAGATAAGTAATTAGAACTGTATTAAATATAACAATACATAGTGTAGATTTTAATAAAATATTATCCATTTACTTTACCCCCAAATGTTTATGTTTAATATAATAATCTATGAAGAAATCAAATTCTTCTAATACTTCATCCCAACTATAAACAATATGATATCTCTCATCTCTGTAATCATCTATCTGTGGATTAGAATCTGCTATCTTTTCTAATGTGTCAGAGCCTACATAGTAAATTTTTTCAGAATCATAAGTGTCTATTGAATAGGATAATTTTAATTCTGGATATTTCTTTTGAAAAGCCTTAACTTTATTATAAGGTTTTATTTTATTTTTATTTTTAATAAATAAATGAGCAGGAATCTTAACTCCCTTACTAAAACTTTTTAATATATATACATCTCTTAGATGTGTTCTTCTGGCTTGATTAACATATGTATTGTTTTCTGTTTCCATATTTATTATATTTTTAGTCATGCTACACACATAATTATTACCTTGTATAATTATCCAATGACCACCAGATGCTATTAAATAAATATTATCTTTTCTGCTGTATTCTGTATCGTCTAACCATTTATCTAAAGTTTTAATATTTTTAGGTATTTTTATTTTTGCCATGTCTATTCCACAAGCAAAAAAACCATTACTTATTTCCCACATATTAGTAGCTTTTATATATCGTTTACGTTTGACATAAAATGAATTTATAACTTTAGCTGATTCCGCTGTAGTCATTCCAGTCAGTATGCTTATAACTGAAGGACCACAATATCCATTCTTATCTGATTTTTTTGTGCCATGATTTACTGGTCTTATTTTTAAAGTTCCTACATCATTTATATTAACACTCATTATCTGCTCCCTTCTATTTTATGCATTTCATCATTAATTTTGCTTTTGATTTCCCATCTATCCCATTGAACATTAATGTCTTTGAATCTTCTTTCAATGTTTCTAATGCAAGCATTTTCATCTGATGAGCCTATACCTTGAGATTGCTCTCTAATAGTATCACCAAAAAGGTCTTCTACTTCTGATTCTATTATCATGTCTGTTTCGTTTGATTTATTATAGTTCATTATGCTATCTCCCTAACTTCTGAAACTAGAACAACCTTATCTCCGTTCCAACTAAATGTTTTTAGTCTGCCAGTTCTATCTCCTTGTATTGCAAAATTAGCAAAATTCTTTTCATTAATCCATTGATTAACCTCATCCCAATTATTAAGATGCTCTTTATGGGAAAAAGTTTTGTCTATATTTATTTTCCAAACTGTAAAAGTATTTGTCATTTTATTTCTCCGATTAAAGTTAAAGTTAATTTATTATAACATTATAATAATATGTTTGTAAAGTCTTATTTACATTATTTTAATATTTATTTATTTTTATTATATAATGCTTTACATTGTTATTTAAATAATGTTATAAAAAGATATAGCGATTTTGCTAGGGTTAAATAGGAGAAACAAAATGTTTACATATAACGAAATGACAAAAATTAAAACACCATGTGTTGATGTTGTAGGTAGTAGAGAAGGTAGATTAGATAATGGTTATGAAGTAACTGTAGGATTTACTAACTACAAAATTATTTTAAGAAGACAATGGTCAGCTTTATATACTGGTAGAAAAAGAAGCAGTATGATGCATTATCAAATTTTAGTAAATGGTGGTGTTTATACATGGGAATATAAAACATGTAGTGGGACACATTTTTCTAAAGAGCAAGCATTGAATTGGGTTAATAAATTAATAGAGGGGAGAGCATAATGAGTAGATTAAAAGATTTAGTAATAGAAGAAGAGCAAGAAAGACCAGAAGACTATGAGTATGAATTAACTGATGAAATGTTAGAATCACCAAAAGACAAAGTGGTCAGCATTTTAAAAGAAGCAAAATCTTATGTTGCACCAAGTAGTAAATGGAGGGCAGGTTTAGTATTAAAGGCTTACCCTCTAATTGATGAAGCTATTAAGATACTAGAAGAACAATTAACTGATGAGCAGTTACTTGATTTAGATAATACAACTTTAAGTGAAGGAGAATAAAAATGAATAGTTTAGAAAATAAATATAAAAAAATAAATGAAATACAAAAAGAGGCGGCAATACAAGAACTTTCTCAAAGTGGTTTTGATGAGAAGATGTTAAGAGATAATCCAAAATTTCTTATAACATTATGGAATGATTTTATAGTACCTAACAAAGAGGAGTCTAAATAATGATTACTGAAAAACAACAAGCAAGACATGACATTGAAGTTTGTAAAGCATCTTTGAAAACAGTTATCAAGCAAGTATCTAGCATTAAAGGTGCTTATCAAGAGTCAATAAACTCAAGAGTTTTAGAGAAATTGGTAGTAGCACTAAGCCAGTTAAATGAAATTTATGATGAAGATTGGATTGGACATGAGATGACATCAACATTTCTTAATGCTGTAAAAGGGTTAGAAAAACTAAAGGAGAATAAAAATGCTTAAAATATTTGATAAAAAAGAACCGACACTAGGCAGAGCGCAAAAGTTAGTTGGAGGCTATGTTGAATGTTTAACTGTTGGAGGTGGAGATAGATTAATATTTAATGAAGAAGGCAAAATACTTAATTTACCAATTAATAAAGAAGCTACAAAATTATTTACAGATGAATTTGGAAAGGTAGATGTTATTTGTGGTGATGCAATATTAATTAAAAAAGCTATAAGAAAAAATTGGTAAAATTAATTGGCCTATGTGTTGTAGCTATAATATTTTTTATGGCTACAGCATTTGCTGATAACATTCCTGATAAATGGGATAGGGATAGAGATGATGATGGTATAGCCGATAAGTATGATGATGACTGGGATAATGACGGCATTAAAAATAAATGGGATAATGATATTGATAATGACGGAATAAAAGATAAGTGGGATAGAGATAATGATAATGATGGGATTCCTAATAAATATGATAGGAATACAGATTATTAAATGTTGTAGGGAAAGGGAATGAGTTCTCTCCCTACAACAAGGACTTAGGGACTAATTTTTTATATCATGTTAATAATTTAAACCCAAGCAATTTTCTTACCTCCGTAATAAGAACGAGCATGACCCTCTTCCATCATTCTATCACAAATATTAATCTTTCCGTATGTTGGGTGATCTACCTCTGGTTCACCTAAGATGCGACCAAATTTTCCACGACCATCTTTATGAGTAATAATAGTAAATTCTGGAACATCTAATAGCTCAACTAATCTTGCTTTAGATGCTAGTCCTAATTCTTTTTCTGCTAAATTTCTAGTGCGTGATTCTGGAGTATCTATACCCATCAATCTTACTCTTTGTTTGAAAAGCCAAACACCAAAACCTAAATCTAAATTTATATCTATTGTGTCGCCATCAACAACTCTTACTAATACACATTTATAGCGATAATCCATTTTAATCTCCATGCCAGTTATTATTTTTGTTTGTATCTGTTGCGTAATAATCTAAACTTTCTTTTGCTAAATATACTCTCTTTTCTACATCAAATGCAAATAAAGCCTCTCCTATATCACCATATAAACCTTGCTCTCTTATTTTCCTAGCATGAATAGATGTTGTATTATCCTCAAAGTTCCTATGCACCACAAGTCCGATATCTGCCATATTATTCCAATGAGCAGAACCAGATATGTCATACATAGTTGGAACTGGATAAGAACCATCTGACTGTCTTTGAAGTTTAGCAGGATGAGCTACTACCCATACACAAACATCATGCGTTCTTGCAAATCTTTTACATTGGGAAATTATATCTCTTATATACTCATCTTCCCTCTTGTTGCCTCTTTGAGTAGTGTCTACTTCATTGTAAGGGTCAATAACTATTCCTTTTATTCCATTTCTAATACATGCCACCCTAGCCTTCTCTAAAACCCATTCTATAGTAGGTCTTTCTTCTCTGCTTTCTAAAAAAAAGAAATGTTCATTTAAATGTTTTAAAGATTCTTCTAATTCATCTCGGCTTACTCTATTAGAGATTCCTTCATTAAAAGGTTTTTCACAATATTTTTCTGTAAGTCTGGATAAATGTCTTGGAGTAGAATGTTCTGGAGAAAAGATTGCAAACTTCCATTTATGAATTTTACTAGCATTAATTAGTATCTGGTCTAGGAAATTAGATTTTCCATGATTAGGAATACCAGTTAAGACTGTGAATGTTCCTGTCATTAATTTATAAATACTATCTAGATTAGTATATCCAGTAGTTACTGCTTTTTCTTCTTTACCATAATATAAATCTAATAATTGATTTTTATATTCTTCTGCTCTGTATAATCCATCTATAGGGTATGGTTTAGCTCTTTTAATTTGTTCTGCTACATAATCTTTACCATGAAAAACTAAAGCATCATTAGCATCTTTATTATCCATGTTCCAATCTACTAAATAACATCTGTCTTTACCAAACCTATGAGCCAGTTCTTGAGTCAATGCTTGCCCTGCTGTATCCATGTCAACAGCTATGATTACTTTTTCTGCTTTTGCTAAAAGTTCTGCTGATTCTTTTAAAGCATCAAATCTTTTATCATCATCTCTAAACTTTGCTTCTTTAGGCGCACCATCTGGTAAACTTACTACATTAGTAATTCCACATTCATATAAAGCTAAGACATCCATCTCACCTTCAACAAATATTATTTCTTTTTTATTTTTAATTGCATCTACATTAAATAAACTTCTCCTGCTGTTTGCTTCCTGCCTAAAGTCTTTGTCCAAAGTTCTATATTTATAATTAACTATTTTATCTTTTAAAATATAAGGGAATGCTAATGACCATTTGCTACCACTATGAAAAGTTTTTTGAACTTCTTTAATATCAAAATGTTTTACTGTTTCTTCAGATATTTTTCTTGATATCCAAAATTCTTTAAAATGATTAACTGTAGTTGGATAATTTATTACTTGAGGATTTTTTATTATTTTTGGTTTAATAAAATTATTACTATTTTTATCATTATAACTTCCATTATATGAGCAATGGTGGCAATTCCATACTGCTCCTGCCTCGTCTATAGTAACTGATAAGCAAGGTTGAGTTTTATTTCTCCTTGTATGAGAACACTCTGGACAAGTAGTTCTATAGCTCCCATGCCCTCTATTATACTGTATGTTTAATTCTCTTAATTTATCTTGTATCATAATATCTCCTTATTTTTGCTAAGTATTATTATTAATTTAAATAGCATATAATGTAAAGTGAATAAATAAAAAATAAAATAATTAATAAATAATGTAAATAATGCTTTACATTAATAATTACTTCATGTTATAGTAAATTATAGCGATTTTGCTAAACTTAAAATGGAGAATAAAATGTTAAACTTTACTACTAATAAAAATTATCAAGGTTCTAATCTAACTGCATTATCTGGATTAGGTTCAGAATTTTGTACTTTTAAACAAGCTGTTGATTTTTTTAAATTAACTGGCAAAGAATTAAAGGGTGCTAAAGCATCTGCTAGATTAATTAAAATAGTAGAAAAATTACAATATAATAAAGTTTCTAAGAAAAAAGAAAAAAAGAAAGTTCCTGTTTACTTTAATGTTTTTGAAAAAAATCATTTAGTATCAGTAATACAAAAAAATAAAATATAACTTAACTGGGGAGGTAACACTCCCCAAAATTATGGAGAAACAAAATGGATACAGAAATATTTAAAATAAAAAAACAAATACAAAGTGCAATAGATTTAATTAATACTAATAAAATAGAAAACATAGGCAGGGCAGTTGGTGGTTTAGAACTATTAGTCAAAGACATTGATTATAAAGAAAAAGAATTTGAAAACTATTTTAAAAAAGAAATTATGGGAGATATATAATGAATAATAAAATTAAAAGAATAATATTTTTAACTAAAGAATTTTTAACATTTAGTTTTTTTATCGGTTGGTTAATTTTAGTATTTTATGTGCTATAAACAGTTAAGGTAAAATTGGATATAATTCTCATAGATATGAAATAGGATATCTAGAAACAAAATATGCTTTTGATACTAAAGTTTAATGGTCATCCAATTACTTGAGGTCATAGTCAAGTCGTTTTAACCATAATATTTTGATACTTTTTTAAAGAACTAGGAATTAGTAATGATGCTGATTTCTAGTTTTTTTTATGGATATACTTACCCCATCTTTTTCTATTAATTCTAGCTGTCATTTTTTTGTTTATATATTCGCCTAGTCTTGGCATATATTTACAACTTAAAAATCCTACTGCAATAGCTATTGGGTAGATATAATATTCCTCTGTTGTTGGTAATATCAAACTGTAAAAGAAAGCCGATTGTAAACTCCACCAACTAAATTTTTTATTATGTATTCTATTTAATGATCCACCTAGTAAAGCTGATAATATTATAAATACATTAAAACCGAATAAAAACATTTATTGTCCTGCCAATGGGTTATTTAAAGCTCTAGTCAACATCTCTCTTAACCTATCCTCAAGTTCTTTTAACTTTACATCAAGAGCTTCTGAACGTCTAGTAGCATCTTGCTCTATAGCTGTTCGCTTACCATCGAATCTGTCTTCAGCATGTTGGATAAGGGTTCTGACCTCATTCTCTGCATTTCTTACTGAAGTTCTTACTTCTGTATCTGATGCTCTACTTCTTTTATCAACTGCTGTTATTTGGTCTTGCACTTCATTAAAATCCTTGCGTAACTCATTACGAATATCTCTAGCATCACTTTGAGCAGAACGAACTAAATCTAATGCTGTAGATATTTCTGTTTGTAATAAGGTACTCATATTATTAATTTCTGTTTCTAATTTTGTTTCTAAGTTTTCAATTTTTTCATCTGTAACATTAATAGACGTATTAAATTGACTTAATTCTTTTTGAAACCCACTAAGGTCTGGTGCTGTGTAACTAGAGATTTGGTCTTCCATTGCAACCCATCTAGCATATCCTTCAAATCCTGCCCATATCGCACCACCTATTGTGCCTAGTAAAGGTAATATTAATAATAACTTACCCCCTTTAACTTTTATTCCTTTGTACTCTACTTCATTTGGCATACTGTTCTCCAACCATTTTTTCAAATACTAAACTATCTCTGACTCCAAAATAATTACCTAATGGGTCTGGTATGTCATTGTTAGAATATATATCTTTTGATTCATACCACGTTAATGGCTGTTCTATTTGTTGATTATTATAATTACTTATGTTTGGACCTAAAGCATTAACTAAAGCAAGTTGTGTAATTTGAGCTAAAGCATCATATGTATTTTCAAAATTTGCCATTATCTTTTTAGCTTTATTTTCTTTTGCTTCTTGTTTCTTTTCTTGCTTTTTTTCCTCTGCTGTTTTTTCTTCTTTTGGTTCTTCTTTTACATCATTTTTTACAATCTCTTTTTCCTCTTTTTCTTCTTTCTGTTCTTTTTTAGATTCTTTAGGTTCTTCTTTCTGTTTCTTTTCTGCTACTTTTTCTTCTTTTGGTTCTTCCTTTACTTCTTCTTTGACTTCCTCTTTCTCCTCAGACTCATTTGTTGCAGTCGCCTTTTCTTCTGGTTTAGATTCTTCTTGAGCATCTTCTTTTACCTCTTCTGGTTCTGTATTATTTTCTGCAACTTCTTTTGTTTCTTCTATTTCTTTAGTTTCCTCTGTAGCCTTGACTTCAACATTCTTAGTTTCATTTTCACTTTGATTTTCAGCAGAATCCACCTCACTTGTAGACTCATTTTCCACTTCTGTTTCTGTGGT